AAGGTTCAGAGACTATGCACCAAGCACCTAAAAGTATATCTCAAGGTGAAGATATAGTCCAAACTCAAACTGAGTAATCAGGCTTGCGAAAGTAAGTTGGGTAAGTAAAATCCTTTGGCCTTGTGGTCGTGGAGGTTCAAGTCCTCTCTGGGGCACTAAACTTTAAAAATAACAAATATGAGTAATAAACTTAATGGTATAGATACTACATTATATCGTGGAATTCTAGAATTAGTACCTATTTTAAATACATTTTTAATAAAAAATAACATATTGTTTGAATACATTTTATGTTTAAACGATTATAATAGATCAAATAGAACTAAAATTCCATTTAATCATTTTAATATTATTAATGATCCAAGTTCTGTTATTACATGGTCTTTTAACTGGGATTCAGGAAATAATATGCTGATTAACAATAATATACAACCAGTTAGCTGGGGAGCGCTCTATTCTGATTTTTATACTAATTATTATTTATATAATAATATAACTTTTAATAATATTAGAATGATATGAATAACATACTATTATATGAAGAAATAATAAAAATAATACCTTATTTTGATGCATATTTAAAACAACATGACATAAAAGAGCAATATATTATAGGTTTAAAATATAGAATAAAAACTGGAGGTTGGAGTGCTATTATTGAAAGTATTTCTAAATATCCCCAAAGTATATTTATATATTCTTTTAGCTGGATAGATGCAAACGAAATTATAAGAGCACACGGACTCAATAGTATAGAATGGAGCTATTATTATTCACACTTTAAAGAAGATTATAATGTTCTTATGAAATCACTTTCAGTGTTAAAATCTTTTGAATACATTAAAATAATTTAATATTTACTAACTAATTCAAATTACTATGAAAGGTTTAATTAATGCAGGTAAATTTAACATTAAATTTACTAGAGATTATGTTCACAAAAATATTCCTAATAAGAAAACAGGAGAAAATGAACTAGTAAAAGTGCCTGTTAGCACATGTGCCGTAATATTTGATGAAAAAGGAAATGCCTTGTCATCAGGAGTATGCAGCTGTTATTTCAAAGATCACTTTACTAAAGAAAAAGGTAGAGTAATTGCTTTGAAAAGAGCAATAGAATTACTATCTTTGCAAAAGGAAGAGAGAACAGAAATCTGGAACGCATATCATTCACGATAAAATTTTAAATATGGAAATATATATAATCTTATTTATTATTTTTATACTTTTTGGAGTATTAATGTCTTATGATGGAAATCCTATTAAAGGCTATATTGCGATTTGGTGTAATGTTATTAAATATCACGAAAAAGAATGGAAGAAGAATCCAGATGAGGCTTTTATTTGCAAGAAATGTGGAGGAATGTATTATAAGGCAAAGTTTAAGGTATTATAAAAATATGAAAGAAAAAAGACAAGAAACAATAATCGAAAAAAGGATTATTGGAAAATCTAATTTTCGATATAATAATTTAATGCAAGTCAAAACTAAAGTAGAAAAGGAGGATCATTATGAAATAACCTTTAATTCAGTTATTGAAGATGCTAGTACTATTAAAGAGTTTAAATTAATATTTATATTAATGAAATGAAAGTAGGAATAGTTGGCTCATTATCTGGAGTAAATGTAGGAATAAATTATTCCTATCTTAATTTCATAAGAAATTTTATAGGAGGAGATCCTGTTTTATTGTTCCCTGATAGTCCTATATATGATGATTTGTCCTTAGTGATATTGCCAGGAGGTGCTGATATCAATCCTTTAAGATATGGAGAGATTCCAGAATATGGTTATAATGACCCAGATCTTATAAAAGAATATTTTGATACTGTAATTCTTCCAGTATATATAAAAAGGCAAACTCCAGTATTGGGAATATGTAGAGGATTACAAGCATTAAATGTTCACTTTGGAGGTACACTTCATCAAGAAATAGATTTTGCTCATGAAATAAACCCAAAAGATGATCCATTTAAACCGATTCATCATGTATATCATCATGATAGCAAAGCTAAAATGTTTAAAGTGAACAGTAGACATCATCAAGGAATAAAAGATTTAGGAAAATCTTTACGTCCTCTTCTAGTGCATTCTGATGGTTTGATTGAAGCTGTCGTGCACCAAACACTTCCGGTATTAGCTGTACAATGGCATCCAGAAGATTTATACGATAAAGAAGCAATGCGGTGGTTAAGAGAAAAATTATCTCCGCTAATTAAAGAATAACTAATATGGAGTTTAATTGTAATCTAGATGAGTTGGATTCGCAGGGTTTAACTTTCACAGAATATTTAATATTATTTAGTATCTATAATTCTATTAGATATAAAAATATTATTATTAATGAGAAAGTTTATGATTTATTAATAGAAAAAGATTACATTAAAGCTAAAGATGATTATTATGAACTTACAAATAAAGGTTTTGATTTTTTTGCACCAAAAGTAGATTTATTTGATAAGTTTATAGAGGTATTTCCCACAAGAGTTGTAGATCCTGTTTCTGGTGCAATACGTATATTATCCCCAGCGAAAGCTGGCACAATTTCAGGCAATAAGATACGTAAGAAATGGAACTCTATAACTAAAGGGAATCCTCAATTGCAAGAACATATAATAGAGTGTCTTTTAGCTGAAATAGAATTAAGAAAAAAAGCTAATAATTTACAATTTATGAGAAATATTGAAACTTGGTTAAATAATGGTACTTGGGAAGATTATGCTTTCTATATCACTGAAAAGAATAAACCTAAATCATCAAATGAAATAAGGTTATGATTTACAGAAAAGTACTAGATAATATAACCAGGAATAGAGAAAGAAGACTTACAGGTGAGTTAATAGCAATACCTTGGAGTTTAGGTAATTTCTCTAGAATAGTACCTGGAGTTGAACAAGGTAAATTTGTACTTGTTTCTGCAACTCCGAAAGCAGGTAAAACTCAATTATGTGATTTTTTATTTGTATATGAACCATTTGAATGGTATTTAAGAAATAAAAGTCATCATATAAAACCAAGAGTACTGTATTTCAGTCTTGAAATGAGTAAAGAAAGTAAGATATTTCAAGCTATTTCTTATAAATTAAACAAAGACTACAATATTGTAATTTCACCACAACATTTAAAATCAACTTTTCAAAATTATATTTTAGATAAACAAGTATATGACATAATTAATTCTACAGAATTTAAAATTTGGCTTAATGAATTTGAATCTAATGTTACTTTTATAGATAATATTAGAAGTCCTAATGAAATATATGAATATGTGTTAAACTATGCTTTAAAGCATGGAAGATTGAATGAAGAAACCAAGGAATATATTCCTGATAATCCTGATGAATATGTAATAATAATATTAGATCATATGTCACTATTATCACCAGACAAAGGTTCTTCACTATTTGAAGCTATGTATAATTATTCTGCTTATAAATGTTTGGAATTTAGGGATAAATTTAATTATACCCCAGTAGTAGTACAGCAGCAATCAGCAGAGAGTTCAAAACAACAATTTACATATAAAGGGGACTCAATTATTGAAAAGATTAGGCCAAGTCCTGACGGATTAGCAGATATGAGATTATCTGCAAGAGATGTAAATCTAATGATAAGTTTATTTAATCCTACTAGTTTTAGACTACCTGAATACGAAGGACTAGATCTAGGTAAGATTGGTAGATGGCATAGAGAATTGTATTTAAACCTTAATCGTGATGGGTTAAGTGATGTTTCAGTTCAATTGTTTTTTAATGGTGCATGTAATGAATTTATAGAGATACCAAGAAAAATGATAGAAGATGAAAGTGTGTATGGGTTTGTGGAAAATAAGGTTAAATCAATAAAAATTTAAAATGGAGTTACCAGTAAAAAAAAGAGAAGCAATTAGACAGAATCCAAGATTCATGGTTTTATTTGGAAAACCAAAAATAGGTAAAACAACTGTAGCATCTTTATTAGATGACAATCTAATAATAGAGATGGAAGATAGAGGAGCAGATTATGTGTCTGGTTATATTGTTGATGTTCGGTCAGCAAAAGAATTGATAGAAGTAGCAAAAGAATTAGAAAAATCAGAAAAGCGTTATAAATATATAACTCTTGATTCAGCCACAGAAATGGAGGATAAGATTGTAATGCCTTTAGCAATAAGACTTTACCAAAACACTGTTATGGGAAAGGATTATAAAGGAGATGATCTTCGTAAACTTCCGATGGGAGCGGGTTATTACTATATAAGAGAGGCATTTACTTATATAATTAATTTATTTTCCCCGTTATGCGAAACTTTAATTCTTATCGCACATTGTAATGAAAAACAGATAGATAAGAAAGGCGAAGAAATGTTTGAGCTTGAAATGGATCTTTCTGGGAAACTTAAAAGAACTATTGCAGCCAAAGCTGATGCTATCGGATATCTCTATAGAAAAGAAAATAAAACTATGATAAACTTTAATGGTGGCGGAGATGCTATTATTGAAGCTAGATCTGAACACTTGTCTAATAAAGAATTTGTATTGGTAGAAAAAACAGCAGATGGATTTGTAAACTATTGGAATAAAATCTTTTTAAAAGAATAAAAAATGGAATATTCAAGTAAAATAAAAATCATAAAAGATAAGAAAATTATTTTGTTTAATGAAGAAGCTGTTCAAAGCTTAAATTTGGATGCTTCTGGTGCAAAAGTTATGTTTGTTGTTACTCTCAAAGAGGAAACAGAAAACAATAAAGATAACAGAGAGTCTTCTATTTATGTTGTAAACATAAAAGGCTCAAGTCTTGAAAGCAATATTGAAATGCTTAAAGAATATGTAGCTCCTGAAATGTTAAGGAGCGTAACAGTAAATGATGATGGTACTGCAATTATCAAAATTGATGATAATGCTTTATCAGTATTTGAAAAACTGTTTAAGAATGAAAACGAATTAAAAATTCTTTATCAGGAAAATCTTACAGGAGAGCTTAAATTGCTCAAGGATTCATATGATATTAATGAAGTATTTCATAAAGTATCTAAAGTGAATACAAAAAGAAATATAATTGGTAAAGGAGACGAAGTTCAAAGTGTAGAGAAAGTAGTAAAAATTAACAGTTAAAATTTAAAACATGAGTTACGAAGTAAAAAAAAGAAATGAGTATCGGCCAATGGAGATTGATGAGAAGAATGCTATATCTATTAGATATCTTAATAGAATAGAATTAAGAAAAAATGATAACTATAAGTACTTGGTCGTGGAGGTAAGAGACGAGAACGGAGGAATAGCCCGTAAGAGTTACTTCGAACCTAAACTTTCACAAATTATTAAAACACAAGAAGAGCTCGAAAAAGCTCAAGGTAAATTTAATGGAGTAATCCAAAGTCTTACTAAAGCAGTAATTGATAATAATTATGAGACTGCTGCTTTTGAATCATTTGAAGACTTTTGTCTTAAAGTAATAAGTGATATTCCTAAATCTGGATTTTCAAAACCTTTAAGAGTAAAATGTTTATATGATAAGAAGGGTAATCCTACACTTCCAACATATGGAGTTGTTTTTGAAGATCCTGCGATAGTTCCTAAAGATAAATCTCGTATCAAAATCTTTGATAATGATGTATTTACTAAGGTAGAAATGGACACTGATGCTGAAAAGATAGATCTTAGTGTTGAAGATACTAAGACTACTGATGATCTTCCTTTTGATATGTAAAATTAAATAGAGGGGAAACCCTCTATATAGCGGGCTAGAGTAACGGTAACTCGTGAGTTTCATAAGCTCAAGCTATAGGTTCGATTCCTTTGCCCGCTACTAAAAAATATAAATATGTATAGAATATCATTATCATTAACAGTAGATAATATATTTAAAAAACTATCTTCCTATGATATTTTTAAGAGGTATTGTCCTGGTTTCAAAGAAGTAAGTAAAGCTTTTCATTCTCCATTTAGAACAGATAAACATCCAAGTGCCTTCATTGTTTATTATAATGGAGATTTATTATTTAAAGACTTTGGTGGAGATAGTTTAAGAGCTATTGCTTTTGTTTCTAAATTATTTGATTTAACTTTTCCAGAAACTTTAAAAAAGATAAATAGTGATTTTGGTTTAGGTTTAGAAAATGGAGAAATTAATAATTCTAAATTTGAAAATAGTAAAATTACTATTTATGATAAGGATGATTTATTAATAAAAATAAAAAAAAGAAATTGGGAACAAAAAGATTTAGATTATTGGTTTCAGTATGGAATCACATCTACTACTTTAAAATTATTTGATGTTTGCCCTATATCTCATTATTCATTAAATGGATTTATAGAAATAGCAGAGAATTTTTCCTATTCTTATAATTATTATTGGGAAAATGGAATATTTAGAAGAAAGATCTATCAGCCATTTTCATCAAAAAAGAAATGGATAAATAATGGTGGTAAAGTAGTACAAGGAGAAGGAATGTTACCTAAATCAGGAGATTTATTAATTATAACATCCTCTTTAAAAGATGTTATGACATTATATGAACTTGGTTACATAGCCATAGCTCCAACATCAGAAACTTCTTTTATCCCAGAGTTATATTTTGAAAAACAATCTTCTAGATTTAAATCTAAAATACTATTCTTTGATTCAGATGATACAGGAATTAAAAGGAGTAAAGAATTATCAGAAAAATGGAATATAAATTATATATTAATACCAAGAGAAAATGACAAAGATCCAAAAGATATATCTGATTTTGTTAAGCGTAATGGAGAAAATTCTGCCAAAAAGCTTATTGAACAGATTCTTTCTGAAAAACTATCATAGAGTAAGTTATGTCCCAGTTGCTAAAAAGACAGTATATATGTATGCTGATATGGAAAGTATGATTATACAATATCAACTTGTATTTACGCTTGTAAAAAAATATAAGTTTTATAATCTTAGAGTAGAATGTAAGAAAAAGATATTAGAAGAACATCAACGTAGCATAGGTGCACTTTTTCTAGATTTAGCTAATATTACCATTAATGGTAATATTTTATGTAATAATAGAGAGATAGAAATAATACCAACTAGTTTAAGATCTAGTCAATATGTAACACTTTGTTCAAAATTATTGGTGAGAAATGAGATTTCTCAAATGTATATTTATGTTTCTAGACATGATGCTACTTTATCTAATCAAATATCATATATTACAGCTATGGAATATGATTATAGTGGTTTATATAATTATAAAAAACATAAAAAAATTAAAGTATATAAAAGAGCAAAATATATATTTGATGCTATTATAGATAATAATAATTTAAAATTTAATAAAATAAAAATAGTATAAAAATGAAAAGATTAGTAACAGTTTATGGAAGTCTTTTAACAGGACTTGGTAATTGGCAGTGGCATTTAAATAATCCTGACTCTATATTATTGGGTGAACATACACTTAATGGTGGATTTGTAATGGTATCTTTAGGAGGATTCCCTGGTCTTATAGTTGATAAAAAATCAGACCGTAAGATATTTGTAGAAACCTATGAAGTTTCAGAAGATGTGTATAAAGGAATAGAGCGTCTTGAAGGATATCCACACTTCTATGATAAACATAAGGTAGAAACACCTTTTGGAGAATCTGAAGTTTATATTCTTGGTGATCAATATTACAGAGAACATGCTTTAGTACCTGAAATAGATGGTATAGTTAATTGGAGAAATTATAAAGGAATATATGGAACCTTTTAAATATAATGTAGGTGATATTGTTAAAATTATTGATGGCGGAAAAACTTATCCTTTTCTAGCCAGTATTTTTGAAAAATTAAATTTCAAAAATAAAATAGTAAATTTTTGGAGATGGAGAGATACAGGATATAAAAACAGAAAAGAACTTTATTTTATTACGGATAGAATAGTTCATGCTTACATATATAATACTTATAAATTAGTATGCCTTACTGACTCAACCATAGAATATTTAATAGAAGAAAATGGTATTGAGAAAGTTG